TACCTGTGGTGTCTATGGTTGCCGAGCCATCCCGGCGATCCAAGCGTGCCACATAGGTCGAAGCGGGATCCGTCTTCCCCACCTCAAAGGCCATCTTCTCAATGAAGACACCCTGACTGCGGTAAACCACCAAGTAGAGATCGGTATCTATGAAGTCTGCTCCCAAGATCGTAGATCCAGTCCCAAACTCAAACCTGTGCCACGCACTTTGTAGTCTTTCAGTACCTGAGTTGTGGAAGTTGTAGACATACAAAGCATCCGCATCCCCATCCGTCATGCACACCAGAACATTCTCGTGGGATGCAGCAGCAATCTTCGTGATCTTTCCGGGGATGTATTTGGGGATGTGTGCAGAGACATCAAACCCCTCAAAGATATCTTCTACAGAATCCTTGGGGAGATACTCCCGAACCCCTGAGTAGGATCCACGGTTGAACGGGAACATGATGGAAGCACCAATCGAGACCGGCTCACAGTTCAACAAGCAATCATAACTGGTTGCGTGAGCGATTGAGACCGTCTTCGGTGTGAGTGTATCCCCACCCTGGAGGATGAACTGATTGGTATCAGAAAAGAGCACCAACTTCTGAGCCATTGGGACAGCATGACGAAGCATGGCAACTCGATTGTGGGCAGAAGCTACATCAATCGGTGCGGTGTCTAGAAGGTCTACAATGGTGGTTCTGAAGAAGTTGAAGAACTCCCCGGACTCACTGAGGATGATGTTCTCTGACGCGAGGAACCCAAGACGGTTCTTGAACAAGAACATATCGTTGATCGTCTGGCCCACGAAAGAAGGATCTGCGTTGGTTTCTGTGTCACCAACCAGACGGTTTCCCCACCCAAACGTGGAGTAATCATATTCTGGGTATGGGTCAGTCCCACTGGTGTGGGTATCCCCATCAGCCATCTTAAACACAAACGTACCATCAGCCTGACGAATCAGGATGTGTGGCATGGTGGAGGCATCAAATTGAAGCCCATCTTCAAGAGCAGGCGCAGCACACTCTTCCCAAGTCCCCTCACCAATCCCCCCAATTTCACCCTTGGTGGTGAACTTCACATAGTAATCATCAATGGTTTCTGTGGGGTCACTTTCAACCTTCAGAATCAACCCATCTTTCGCGGTTGCTGGGAGATCCGTGAACCGCTGAGCAGAGTCTTTGAAACTGGAGATGTAGTTCTCACCGTGCTTGAACTTGGAGGTGATTGTGAAATCATTCGCACTGTTTGTGAGATAAATGATGTGTCCATCAGCAGTCGCAGTCCAATCACCACTTATGTCACCAAGAGCAGTTGCCAATAATGAAGCCACTGCGGATGTATCTGCGAGGTCTCCCGAACTAACCGCACCAGTTCCAACGGTTGTTTCGGTAGTCCCATCATCAACAGTAATCTCATAAGAATCAGTTGTGTCCTCGTTGGTCCCTTGTTGGATGAAGATCAACGCCTCGTTGGTATTCACAGAACTTGGGGTATCAGCCCCAGTGTCCATCAGAATGGTCGTTTCGGTGTTCACGATGAACGTCACATCAGCGATGGTTACAACACGAAAGGCGGTGGGTGCATTATCGGTGTCCAGATAGGTGACACCATCAGGTACATCCACGGTCTCTTCGTTCAGGTTGATCAGGTCAAAGACCTTAATGTACCCATCCCGAAGAATGACAGAGTACCGCTCAGTCTCATCACGGTTGATCGTGTGAACGAACGTGTCACCACTCGTGGTAATCCCAGTGTTCATCAGGTGCTCTGTTGGCAACCTCTTGGTCAACCCCTCAACTATTGACGGGTAAGCATTCTCCTGAGCCTCACACTGAGTGGGGAATCTCAGAGAGTCGGGTTGCTGTGAAACCCCATTGATGAGGTTCGGGATGGTCTTGGAAATGAGCATCAGCCGCGTCCCAACTTGTCAATCACACTACTGCGGTCGATGATCCGGGCAACATCCCAGTTATCAAACACACTGTAGTCTGCGGTCTCCATCTCGTAATCCCGTAGAGAGAACAGAGCACCCTGCTCATCAGAGCGAGAGAATGCGGAGAGCGTCTCAGATCCCACCAGACGATCTTGGTAGATCCTGGCGGCTCTGATCATAATGTACCTGCGAGCACTCTCGGGGAGTTGTCCCCAGTCCAGCATGTAGGTGACGGTGTACTTCTTGGTGGCCGTGAAGGTGTAGGTACGATTCTTGCGGTTGTAGAGTTTGGAACCCCGGACAACGACATCGTAGCTTGAGTCAATGTTATCACCCTCAAGATCCACACGAGCAACCCCGTCACTCAGTTCAACTTGGTTCTCTGAGTTGGGAGCCAAAGGGACATCCTTCTCAGTGTTGAAGTGCCAGCCAGCACTCTGTACATCACGGGAGACTTCATCGAGGATGTTCTGGGCAAGCCGTACATCTGCGGTAAGGGAGCCAGATAAAGAGTTCACGGGAGCTTCTCCCACGTTACTCAGCATCGTGTTGATAGCTTCCAACTTTGTGGTGAGTGCGAGGGCCATCTATAGGCTCCTATGAAAGAGAAATAGGGCTGGCCTCCTTCCGGAGACCAACCCGTTTAGTTTTTGTTGACCATTAAGTCAATCAGGCGGACTTGATACCCACGCATGCTTGGCAGCGGAGGTAGTTGTGTCCCATTGCATAACGAGCAACCATGAGCGTACCCTGTCGGTTCACCATGTAGTCACTCTCAACTGCGAGGTCCATGAGCTTGACTGTACCAACACCAGAGCGGTGGAAGACCACACCCTGATAGTCCGAGAAGTCAACGCCCGAGTAACCTTCATCAGCCACGGCACCAGTAGCACCAGCATCAACGAACGGATCGTTGCGGGTGTCATCGTCACCGAGAGCACCTGTCGCAGTACCTTCGTCAGCAGTCGGGATATGCGTGCTCATAAAGCAAGTAACACCCGCGACCTGCATGGCCTGTTGACCACCCTGAAGGATCGAAGCACCTTGGCCGTAATCCTTGTTGAGCAGAGCAGCAGCCGTGTCAGTACCACCAGCAGACTTGAGGACTGTGTAGAACGCCGTTGGAGTCAAAACACACCAGCGATCAGTAGCCGGGACATCGTTATCGTCCAGGTATTTCGCGGCATCAATGATCGAATCAACGATGTTGTCACCAGTCGTTCCACCAGTGATCGTGCCACCAGTGTAGGCATCCCCAAGAACATCAGCCTGATCGAGCGAACCGGCGATGATCGAGCGAATGATCGCTTTATCTGCGTGGTTAGCAAGAGCAAACCCGAGTTCACGGGAATAAATCGAACGAACATCATAGTGGTTCATTGCTTCGTCGATATTACCAATGAAGGTGTGTGACACCAACAGGTTGTCGATATTGATCACACGCTCTGCGTGGTCAATCGAAGCACCAGTAAGTTCCTCACCCGGCAGGTGATATGCGGCAGCCGCAACACCCGTCAGGGGGAACTGTGCGCTTTTACCGCTCGTAATTGTACGAACGGTGTGAAGAGGCATCATAAGATTGCGCTCTTCAAACGCGGAAAGAACTTCACCACTGAAGGTCTTGAGGAACAGCTCGAAGTTGTCCGAACCCCCCTGAGCAAGACCCAGCCGTGAAGCAGTATATGTATCTGCCATTTGAGGCTTTCCTTTCTAAAAGAGTTAAAGATACGTTGAAAACATCGACGTTATTCGATGGCTTCAGTTCCTAACCCGATCAGTCCGGTTGTCCCCCGCAGAGGGCCGCGTCAGTCAGTTGGTTGAATATCCATTTGAACGTCACCAGCAAACCACCCTTCAGGGAGGTCTACCTCGTTACCGGAAAGTTCCCATGAGGAACCATTCCAGAAATAGACATGACCCCGTATTCCAGGGCCAAGCCTTACCAGTCCATCACTTTCAGGGACGAATACGACTCTTGAACTTTCGCACCCGCTCAGCCCAAGCATCACGATAACGCTTAGGCACTTCAGGGGCATCGTTTGCGAGAGTTGGTTCATTCGCCTTCTCCATGATGAGTTCTAGAAATACTTTAAAGATCGAAGAGAATGCAGCCATGATGGCAGCCCACATTCTCAGCCAACCTTCTTCTTCAGTGCAAGTCGTGCACCTGTGTA